GAAATCAGGTTGTTGCGCTTCTGGAGAAGGTCGATCAGAGCGGGCACTTTCGGCTCCCTCTGGCGGGAGCCGGCGACAAGTGTCCCGGAGCCCCCGCGTTGCGGGTTGCTGCCGAGTCACCGTCTGAGCAGTGCCCTTCTGGGCGGCTGTGTCGGGGATCTCGATTCGCGTCTATGTCACGGAGCCACTTGGCCCCGTCGCGATTATGTTCGGATCTCCTCGAGTGCGAGCTGCGCGCGGAGGGTGTCGAGGCCCGTGTCCTTCTGGCTCACGGGCTGCTCCTTCGTCGCGTTCGGCTCGGTCACGGCGGGATCATTGGCATAGATCTTTCCGGACGTCAAGGCCACACCACTACCGTGGTACTGCCCGAGTTGGGATCGCACAAAGACCTCCGTCTCCGGATAGGCCGGGTATGTCACCGGAGAGACGTCGAAGAGCTCCACCTCGATCAGCTCCCGCACGGTCTTCCCGTCCTCGGTCGTCAAGAATCGGTCCTTCACCGTGCGAAACCCGAAGCTCATCTGCGATACGTCCCGCCGGCGGATCTGCTCGAGCTGGGCTCCAGCCCACTCCGGCCAGTCGATCTCCACCGCAAGGCCCCTCTCGTCCTCGGTCAAGCGCAAGGTGCCGGCCTTTGTGCGGCCAAGAACCACCTCGGGATTGTGGTTCCACAGCGCTCGCACGTCCGCCTCCGCGATCGTCTTCCTGAACGCGCCGGGCTTCACCAGCTCGGTGAAGCCGTCCCAGCCGATGGGCTCGGAGGGGCTGTCGAAGACGGCCGCGTATCCACGGACGACGGTCTTATCGCCGTCGCCCTCGGCCCGCATCTCGATACCCCCCAGCATCCGAAACTCACGCACCTTCATGGCTTGCCCCCCTTACGTCAATCCATCGATCGCGCGCAACGAATCGTCCTGTTTCGCCGTCGCGATCACGATGGTTTGCCCGATGACGGCCGTTCCGAAAACCACGCCCCCAGCCATGCCGGCACCTCGGCCGACTGGTACGCATTACGGATCGCAGACGCAGCACCGGCCGAGGTCTCGAACGTCCGGATCATCTCCGCGACCCATCGATTCGCAATCTCCTCGGCTGCGCCCGGGGCGGCCGCAGGAACGTCAAGCCCGAGTCCCGCCGCGACGTTACACGCGGCACGGAGATGGAGCGCCACAAACGCGCGGTGCTCGACCGAAAATGCGTCGATCCATTCCGCGAGGCCTTGCATATCGTCGCGCTGCTCGGCCCGATCACATGCCTTCGTGACGTCCTTTGCCTCGCGGCGAAGAATCCGCTGCGCCGCGTCCAAAACCACAGGGAGGAGCGCATCCGCGCTGCGCTTCGCATCCGGAGCGGACGACGGCGGAACCTTCTCGAGCGCAGGGTTCGTGACGCCGGCTGGGATCATGTTGAGCGGGTTCAGGTACTCCTCGCCTTTTCCGTCGGGGAGCGGGTTCATGTTCTCGCGCTCCCGCACCTCGTCCGCGGAGAGCCATCCCCACTGCCGGCCTACCGCATAGGCCGCGTATCGACTCTGCGTGTCTCCGCGTAGTAGCCCGTCCACCAAGAACTCGAAGTAGTAGGTCCGCCGCTCCGATTCCGAGAGCAGGTCCCGAGCCATCGCCTGCTCGAGCCGAACGAGCCACGGACGCAGCGAGTGCACGACGAAGTCAATGCCCTGGTGCTCGATGTTAGAAAACGTTGCCCTGTCGAGGTCCGCGATCATGTGGGGCGGCACCCGATAAAGCCGCGCGATCTCCGTCACCTGAAACTTCCGCGTTTCGAGGAACTGCGCATCCTCCGGCGGAATCCCGATGCGGCTGGCCTTCATCCCCTCTTCGAGCACCGCAACCTTGTGGGCGCGGGTGAAGCCCTTGTGCTGCGCTTCCCACTGCGCCACGAGACGCTTTTGAGCAGCATCGGAAAGCGTCTTCGGATGTTCGAGCACAACACCGGTCGTTGTGTCGTTGCCGAAGAATCGCGCGCCGAAACCCTCGGCAGCGATCCCGAGACCGATCGACTCCCGCGCCATGCCGATCGGCGAAAGACCAACCACGCCGTCGAGCGAGAGGAAATGAGTGTGCAGGATCTGCCACCGCGGGAACTCGATCACCGGAGCCGATTGCGGCTCCCACCGATACCACAGCGTGCCGTCGGACTTCCGCTCCACCGTCACCTGGTCCGAGCGTAGCGGCCAAAGACCGCGCACCGTTCCTCGTTGCGACCAGTCGATGTACGAGTAGGCGTTTCCGCGTAGCAGCAGGTTCGCCATCTGCGACTCGCGCCAATCGAAGCTCGTCATCTCCTCGTTGGCCAGGTCGTGCATCACCGAGTAGATCGGCAGGTTGGTCGCACGCTCCTTCCCCTTCGGCAATCGCCGATACGTGTGGAGCGGAAGGGAGGCGATCGTCTCCGAGAGCAAGCGCACGCACGCGAGCACCGCCATCGACTGGAGCGCGTTCGTGGCCGTGACCGTGACTCCGGAACCCGACGGAGTTCCGCCAAGGAACGTCAGCACCTCTGAGCTCGGCGCGCTCGGGTGAGCGGCCGCCGACTTCGAGGCGCGTCGAGAAAAGGGCCAGAGTCTCATAGCGCGACCATCCCCCGATCCTCGTAGATGCTCGGCCCGTCGTCACCGCTATCGTGCCGGAGCGCTCGGTCGATCCCCATAATGAGCGCAACCATTCCGTCGATCCGCTCCGAGGACCTGGCCTTGTCGGGCTTCACGTTCCCGGCCTCGTCCTCTTTCACGATCAGGTTGTCCGCCTGCCATCTCAGCACCGGGTTTCCGCCGTGGCGAATCTTCCGGCCGATCACGAGGCTCAGAAGCTCCTTCGTCGGCGCCGTCATCGACGCGAAGCCCTGGCCAAACATGGCCATCGTGAATCCTTCGTCCTGAAGCCCCGTGGAAATCTGTACCGATCCCCATCGATCGAAAGCGATCTCTGCAATCTCAAACTCGTCGCGAAGCTCGCAGATTCTACGCTGTATCGTGCGGTGGTCCGTGATGTTCCCGGGCGTCGCCTCGATGAAACCGGCCCGCACCCAGGCGTCGTAAGGAACGCGGTCACGTGTTACACGCTCGGACATGCGATCCTCTGGCACCCAGAAGAAGGGCAGCACGTGCACTGCGCCATCCTCATCGGGCTCGAAGACCAGTACGAACGCGTTCAGGTCCGTCGTGTTCGCGAGGTCGAGCGCTCCGTAGCAGCGCTTCCCCCGCAGCGCCTCGCGGTCCACTGGCGCACCGCACGCGTCCCAATCGGATAGATCGATGTATCGATCTTGCTGCCGCGTCCACTGATTCAGGTAAAGCCTTCGGAACGTGTTCTGGTACGCAAGAGAGTGCTCCGCCCTCCGAGCTTCCTCCGCGAGGAACTCGATGGAAACGGAGACCCCAAGGCTCGGATTCGCCTTGGCCCATGTCTCGGGACTTCTCCAGTCATCATCCTCATCCGCCTCGAAGATGCAGGCGTAGAAGCTCGGGTCGTCGATCGTTCCTGCCTGCACGCCGCGCGCGTACTCGTAGACCTCTCGGCACACGCTCGAAAAATCGTAACCAGCCGTCGTGATCGCAACCGTCAACGGCTGCGTCCGGGCCCCCTTGCCCGTCTGCAACGTGTCCCATAACTCGCGCGTTCTCTGAGTGTGGAGCTCGTCGAAGATGATCGCGTGAGGGTTCTGCCCGTGCTTCGTGCGCGCGTCTGCCGAAAGCACCTTGTACGATGCACCGAGTTTCGGATACACCATGCTACGTCGGTACGCTTCGACACGCGACGAAAGCAGCGGGCTCGCATCGCGCATCGATTTCGCAGCCTCGAACACGATCGCAGCCTGATCCCGATCGGCAGCAGCCGAGTAGACCTCGGCCCCGGCCTCGCCGTCCGCAACGAGGAGATAGAGCGCCAGGCCCGCGCACAGGGTCGACTTCCCGTTCTTTCTCGGGACCTCGATGAAGGCCGTGCGATAGCGGCGCGTGCCATCGTCACGCTTCGACCCGAAGAGATCGCGGACGATCTTCTCTTGCCACGGCTCGAGGACGAAGGGTTGCCCGGACCACTTGCCTATCGTGTGCCGAAGCACCTCGGGAAAGAACGCTGCGGCCCGCGCGGCCGCCGCCCCGTCGAACCAGTAGCCTTCCGGAGGGCGGTTACGCGAAGAAGCGCGAGGCATCACTCGCCTCCTCCGGTCTCCGCTCGATCGACTTCACCCGGGTCCGCGAGCTTGGCGTAAGCCCGAGCTCGCCGCACGCACGGATCATGAGTTCCATGCTCTTGCGCGCTCTCACTTCAGCCGCGTCGACGAGTCGATCCGCGTCGAGGAGGGCCTTGAGGTGCCCCGCGCGGTCCTCGGGGCCGGCGCCCTCGAAGACGGAGCGGGCGGCGGCCGCGGCTTCTTCCCGAGCACGCTTCCGTAACTCGGCCGCCAGCCACCCCGACCAGGCCTGGCAGTAGGCAGCGAGGGCCGCTCGGTCCGCGCGCGTCAAGATGCCGGCCGCGTCGAGGTGGCCCACTACGCGGCGCCACTCCCGTTTTGCCTCCGAGTCGAGCCACTCGGGGCACGCGCCGGCCTCGAGCTTCGGCTCGCGTTGCGGCAGTCGTCGCTTTCCCGGGTTCCCGGCCAGGATGCGGAGCGCCGTCGGTTTCGGTTTTCGCCCCCTCATGTGGTGCCGCAACCCCAAAAACTCAATTTCGCGGGCGCGTGAGCGTCACCCCCCGCGCGGTCACGCCCCCTGAAAGCCCCAGGGATTCGACCCCCACTCCCCCATCGGGTCATCGCGGCACCGCAGCCTTTGGTCCGAAGACGCCGCGCCCTTCGCTCAGGGCACGCTGTAGAGGCCACCGGCTCAGCCTATGGCTCAGCGAAGCTCGGCTGATGCCGAGCTTTCGCGACCATCCGCCCATGGTTAGGCGCAGCCCATCGTGCTCGATCCATCGTCCTTGTCGCTCAGACACCGTGGCGATTGACTTGCTCAGTCCTCGCCTCTGGTTACACCGGGGGCACGAAGCAACGAGGTTCCCGATCTCGTTGTCCTTCGGGTCATCGTTCAGGTGGTCTACGTGCATGTCGCTCCACGTCACGGGAATGCTGCACCAGTGGCAGCGGAACGGACCTTCACCGTTCACGTCGTAGAAGACCACCCGATGCTCACCCACGTATCGAGACGTGGTCCTCTTCGCGAGAGGATGATCCGGGGCGTACAAGTAGACGTAGCCGCCAGAGTGGTTCAGCCTCTCCTTCCGAACGCGCCGCAGAGCGAGCGATCCGCCACGTCGCACACGGTAGTAGTGAGTCTCACACAGAGCTGCCGTCCGCGATCGCGTCTCCCGTTCGCATCCGCCTGCACTACACAGGGGCATGGGGACTCCTCTTCCGACCGAACCCACCGTCACGAAGAACGGTCTTTCGGCTGTGACACGAGGCGCACCGAGCGGCCAGATTCCCGATGTGGTGCGTCCCTCCGTGCGAGAGCGGCCGGATATGATCGACCTGGGTCGCGACGGCACCGCACGGGCAAAGCGGCGTGCGCGCGAGGATCGTCTGCCGGATCCGTCGCCAGGCTGATCCGTAGCCACGAGCGGCGGTCGTCGGCCTCACCACCACGCGAGGCGCAGGCCGGTGCGCATCGCACCATCCGCCGCGGCCCAGTGCGACACATCGGGGTGACCGGCACGGCGGGAGTGCTGCGTATGGCATTGGCTGCTCCTGCGCCGTCGGCAGGCCCACCGTGTAGGATCGAGAGCGCGCCATCTCCCCGCGGATAACACAGACGGGTGACGGTGGGGCTACTCCTTGTCCGACTTGTCCAGGTTGTCCAAGTCGTCGCGCGTCAAGAGATCGCGGACCTCCGCGAGGATCACCTGATATCTGCGCGAGCGCAGAAAGCCGAATCCGACCCGCCTCCACGTCAACTGTCCCCGATTGCAGGCTCGACGGATCGATCGTCCAGAAACGCCGAGAACGCGCGCTACGGCCTCAACGTCGACCCACCGGACCTCGGACCCATCCTCGCTCACGATCGCGCCTCCTAGGCCGGTTTCCGCGCCGCTGAGACGCGAGTAGCTCCGATCTCATAGAGCGCCTGATCGACGGTCGTGACAATGGCCCGTTGTCCGCGCCAGGTGCGGTGCCACTGCTGCTCCGCATCGGTGAGCGTCTGGCGCGAGATCCCGCCGAGCGGGCCGCAGGGGGGCTTCACCTCGAGGAAGTAGTTTCGGCCACGCCACCCAACTGCGAGATCCGGACATCCGTTTCCGACGCCCGCGAGGCTCATGACCGTGCAGCCCAGGATGTCTCGCAGCGCGGCGACGATCTCGCGTTGGTTCGCGTCGATGCGGGCCGCGCGCCTCATCGCGCCAGGTCCATCCCGCACGAGCACACCGGATTTTGCGAGTCGAGGTCGATTCGATGTTGCGCGGCATCGAACCACCAATCGACGTCGTGACCGCTCGCGCCCCACGTTGTGAGCGCGGACTCGAACACCTCCTGCGCTCTGCGATCGACCGGGTAGTGGATGCCGAGATCCTGGGCCGCCGCGAAGTATGAGAGCAATCGGCCGATCATCCCCGGCGGCACGAGCTCGCCGGCCGCGCGGATCTCTCGCGCGCGGACCACGAGGCTCGGATCGCCTCGATCGAGCACCGCGCCGACATGATCGTCGTAGTTTCCTCCGCGCTCTCCGGCACGCGGCACGAGCCCGGTGTCGGGAGACCACGACTCGACGCTCCGGCGCGCAGCATTCGCTGCATCGATGATCTCCGCAGGCCTCGGGATTCCGCGACCCTTCCAGCTCACGATCACCGCGTCGACGCCGCGCACGAGCCACTGCACGGGCGTCCGCGCAGTCGCCTCGGCATAGGCTGCGATCCGCTGCTGCGAGGGCTCCGAGTCGAACGTCACGAACAGCTTCGTGAGCGCCGCGAGTCGCTTACGCTGATCGGTGTCGGAGGTCATTCTCTGCATGCTCAATGCGATTGCCTCAATAGCTCGAGGGCCCCTTCCGCCGCCGCGACGGTCCGCTCGTAGCGCTCTTGCGCTGCGCTCTTCGGCGCCCCGCGCTCGCTACGCGCACGAGCCGCTACCAACGCGTTCCACTTGGCGCGGAAACTCCGCGCGCAGCGCACCTCGGGCACGTAGCGCTCGGTGTCGCGGCGCGGATCGACGAGCCACGCGATCAGCTCGGCAACCTGCTCGGGCGGCGCCTTCACGCGCTCGAGCTCGCGCGACCAGGTGATA